TATTAATTAAATATAATAAGTTGTTAAAACTATCAGAGTATTTACCCAATTCTGAATCATTATCAAATTCGGCAGCGACCTCAGCAAGTTCATCCAAAGATTCAGCGTCTATATGTGGCTCAAACGGTAAAACTCCAATACTTGCAATCTTTAATAATTGAGCACAACCAATTAAAGCGCTAGCTACAGTCGCAAGCATATGTTCATTATCTTCAGCCGCCTTTAATATTTCATTATCAGGCGAAGCAAATTTTTTAGCTAATTCTTCAAGTAATATTGATACTTTGGCCATTAATTATCCTATATAAAGTCTGGAATCTAAAAATGATCCACCAGTTGTCTCTTCAGAATTTTTATGATAAAGCGGCAAACAATCACCATTCGCGTCTTGATATACTTTATTTAACGGCAAATTAGTATGACCGCAAAGTATATGAATGGAATTTGGACTCTTTACCTGCATTGCACATTTTTGAATTTCTGAAGCCGTCTTTTCTACCGGCTTTGAATTTAATCCAGCCATGTAAGTGGAAAAACCAAATTGATAAGCTTTATTATCTCCTGAATTAGCCAAAACATTCAACGCCTCTTCCGCTTTTCCAAAATTCTGCTCACTCATTGCAACTTTAATAGTCTCAATTAACTCATTCGGCTTTGAACCATAAAATACTGAAGTTAATGCAGCCTCTTTAATATCACCCTCGTTAAGTAATTTATCAATTCCAGCTGCGTCAAAACTCTCAACAACTCCATTAGCTAACGCAATTGACGGAGGAACTGGTAATTCATTCGCAAATTTAACTGGAACTTTAATACCAGAAGAACCACTTGAAGCAGAATAAAACACTGTGTCGGTAGAAACATCAGAAACAGCAACCTGAACATTCTTATGACCAAATGACTCCATCGCTTGACGAATCATTACTTTTCCAGCATCAACCGCCTTTTTACCGAATGTAACTTCCGCAATACCTTTAGTTGAACCCAGTCTCTGCGCAAATGACTCCACATCATCCTTATCAGCAACCAATTTAACATCTCCAGCCGTCTTTTCATTAAGCTCAAAAAACATCGACTCATGATTATAATTTTCAGCTTTCTTATTCAATTCTGCTTTTACTACAATTCTCTCAACCTCACTTAATGATTCGTCAGTTGAAATTCCATGTTTAGCAGTCTTAATTACATTCAAAATAGTATCAACATTTACCTGAAAATGCTTACCAGCACTCTTATTTAAATGGTCTCCAAGATTCTTTTTATTTAAATCATCAAAACCAGCAGTGCTCACAAATACTGACGGAAATAACGCTTTCCCTTCACTAATCTCGACAGGAATCAAAACATGACTCTGACCTTTTGGAGTCTCATAACTAGCCTTGCATAAAAGAACATCCTCATTCCCCGCCACAACTTCAATTTTACTTGGAACAACTGGGAAATAACTTAATTCTTTTGCACAACTCTTTACCGCCAAACCAGCAATTTCATTTGAATATGGCTTATAAATAGCCGTTTTATCAAATACTGAAGTTAATGCATTCACCAAATGAGAATCTGCCGACTTATATAAATCAAAATTCTCATCGTCTCTAGCCATTTTTTTAGCTTCTACAACGTCTTTTTTAATTAACTCATTTTCTAAATAATTACTGCAATTTGATCCAAATGTATATAATTTATCATATACTTTATTTAATTCGGCCTTTGAAATAAACATCTCTTTCTCAGATTTAGAACGCAAAAATGAAGCTAATGAATAAATAGTCTGATCTCCAGGATTCTCTTCAGATGCTTTATTTAACCGAACCGCAAGAGGCCCAACAAGATATTTCTCATTAGCCTCAATTGCCGCAGTAATTGTGTTCATTGCCTTTTTAAAATCATTAAGATCATTTGGATTCATTTTCAAATTCCTCTATTAACCAAGCTCGGGGTATTTTGTGGTAAAAGATTTTCTATCTTCTTCACTTAATTCATTTAATAACGATGAGCGAATTCCAACATTTTCCGCTAAAATCTTTGGTAAATTCTCTACAAAAAATACCGAATCCTCTTTAGATGACACTTCAAAATCTTTCGAAGCAAGCTTAATTACCGGTTCATTCTTGTAAAAAACATGAACATATGATGCCGTCTTATCCGCTACTGCCGACCATGATGACTTTGTCTCAAGCTTCGGTGTCTCTTCATATAACGCAACAATTATTTCTCCATCGTCTGAACTTTGAACTTGCCACAAACCATCAATATCACTAGAATCTTTAAATTTTACGACATCGAAAGCCACTTTAATTAAATGATCTTTTACATCATTGAATTTATAAGACTTTTTTGCCGTTAATTTCTTATTCATTGTTTCATAATTTACTGAATGTTTATCCATTTAAATCTCCGAGAAGAATATTACTTCAAAATTATGCAAGTTAAATAGTAGATTATTATTTTATTTTTAACCAGCCAAAGTAATGTCTAAGTCTAATTTAGAAGCTCCGCCAGTCATACCAGAATGCGCTATTTTTGATATCGTATAAGAACGAGCACCTAATAAATACAAAAGAGATATAGCTCCGCCCTGCCCTCCATCTGAATTAGTAGCCGCAACCCCCGCTCCATTTGGTGCCGTCGTAGCTCCAGCATTTCCTCCAGAAGCATCAAAAAAATTAGCCACAGTTTGACCAGTCACCACACCAATTGCCGCATATATAAATCCACCACCGCCTCCACCACCTCCAGACGCCCCTCCATGATTAGTTCCGATTGAATTTTGAACAGCTCCATCGCCACCCCTTCCACCCTGCGCTTGAATAACTCCCGCTGGCGTACTACCCCCCGTTATAATTTCCCCACCACATAACCACATTACCCCACCACCAGCCCCACCAGAACCCCCACCCGCACCACCATTTCCAAAATTTCCACCACCAGCCGCCCCACCAGCTCCGCCAGCCCCACCGTTAATTGATGCCACTCCTCCAGTTCCAAATATTACCAAATCTCGAGTCCATGATAATATCGGCGAAAATCCAGTTGCCGCCCCTCCTGATGCTCCCGATCCACCCACTGTAAAATCACCGGCCCCATCTGACCCAGCTCCACCCGCACCTGAATTACCGCCAGAACCCCCATTTGATGTCCCCTGCGCCGTCCCATCCGACCCACCACCACCATTATTTACATTTAAATCCCCGCCGTTTCCACTCCCACCAGAACCTCCCAATGAGCCAAATATCAATCCAGAAACTCCATCATTACCCGCCGAACTCCCCTGTGCCGCTTGCGTTCCTGCCGTTCCATTATTTACAATCGCTCCAACTTGTGCATGAGTCGCATCAAAAGTTACCCAAGATAATTTCCACCCATTCGTATTTATAGACGCCGTTCCTGTTAATGTAATCGTTCCATAACAAGTATCTTTAGTTAATGTAGTAACTCCCGAAGAAGCTGTTAAATCTCCATCAACTGGCGCCTGAATAAATGCCCCCAATGCACTTGAACTCGCAACTGTAGCAACCCACAGCGCAGTCCCATCCATTGACTCTAATGTATAATCCCCAGTAAGAGGAATAGTTGGCAACCCAGAACCCCCAGATTCTGCCGCCCAAGCAGAAACTCCACTTACTGTTTTTAATACCTGACCGTTTGAGCCCGGAACTATTTGTTTATCACGACCTTTAACCATTAACTACCTTATATATCATAAGGCAATGCAAAAATAATGGTTAATTTATACTGTTACTTTATTTTTGGCGCGATTTATTGCCATTTTTGCTTTATGACAATCTTTACAATTTCTACTTAAACCATGAGAGGCAGTTAAATCTATATAAAATTCAGTTGAGTCTAAATCTATTTTACAAGCATTACAATTTTTAATCGGAGTTCTTGCGCAAATTCCAATAGCTCCTAATTTAGTATTTTCTTCTTTTATTTTTTCACGATCTTTTTTAGCATATGCTTTTCGTTCTTCAGCATTAGCAACATAACGCTCATGATTATCTATTGCAATTTCTTCAGCATTTTCTTGAGCATATATTTTAGAATACTCTGCACGCTCTTCTTTATGTTCCGAATAATATTTTTTAGATTGCTCTATTTGTTTTTCAGGATTCTCGGCATATTTTTCTCTTCTAACGCTATTTATTTCTTCTTTTTCATCAGCAGTCATATTATCTCGTTCATCTTGCATCATTTCATTATAACAAATTCTACAAATATACTCTATTCCATCGTGCCGTGATTTATTTTTATTGAACTCAGACCTTAGTTTAACAACATCACAACTTGAACAATATTTATGAGTATCGGTATTTAGTTTATTAAAATTTCCTTTTCCACCACGCGATAAATTGTAACCAACATCCAAATTTAACGCATCTAAATCTTTTATCCAAAAAGTTTCTCGCTCATCACAATATTCTTGTTCTGAAGTAAATGATTCTATAATTTCAAACTTAAAATTTTCATAACCATAATGACGAATTGCATTATAAAACAATGGACAAGAAGTTTTACCCCTCAAAGCCGCCGATTTATGTGCTCTTCGTCTAAATCCAGGGTCTATACATTGACCAATATATATTTTATTATTTACCAATCCGGTTTTTTCATTTATACCTAAATTAGTATATTTATAAATATAGTAAGTGCGCATATATTCTGTAGCGTTAGAAAATGTCGCCCTCGATCTCTCCTATTCTATCTAATATTTTTTGTATATCATCGTCTTTTTCTGCAATTTTTTTAAGTTTCTTTTTTGCTCCGCCGTATACTTTCCTACCATTTCTATAATCACAATTACCATTTACGGATTTAGTAATACTGGACTGATTTACATTTAGCAATTTAGCGATTTCTGTCTGGGTCAATCCCTGCGCATATAATTCAATAACTTCCGACTGCCTCTTCGTCAAACCACCTTTAATAATCCTCCACATATTTTCTTTTAATAATTCCTTCAACTCCAGCAATTCCTCATTATAACCAAACGGATTCAACTGTGCTCCAATACCATCAGCATCTGCAACTTCCGTGAGCATATCTGGGGAGCAGGGAGCTTCGCAGATTACATTTTGATAATGATCGGAGCGGTTTTTAGTTCGATCTATTGATTCACCGCCCCCAGAAACCCCAACAAAATCTTTTTTCTTAATCTTCTTTTTATTTTTCGTCATAGATCTCCTTAGAAGTTTAATATATCATGGTTGGCGTTAATGTTTAAATATTCATCTACATCATGATAAAGTTGTGGCAGGTCAATTTAGAAAATATTAGCATGAGCCGAGTATTTTTCTTTGGCTTTATCGAATCCTTTTTTTCCGGCGTCATCATTATCGAAGAGGAAATAGAAATTATTGGTATATCGTTTTAGAATATAAAATTGTTTTTTGCTTAGATTAGCGCAACCAACGGCAACAATGTTATAAAATCCATTTCTGTAACATGAAATTAAGTCAAATTGACCCTCAACTATTATTACGGCGTCTTTTTGGATAATAGATTTTTTAGACTTATTTATTCCGAAAAGATGATTTCCTTTTATAAATGTGGTATTTTTATATTTAGATATGTTTAATTGTTGATCTTTTGGCAACAATGTTCTGCCAACTAAAGCAATAATATCCCCATAAATATTTTTATAAGGCATAATTAAGTTGTGATTTTCTAATTGTGCGGTATTTTCTTTAATATAAATACCATTAGATATAAATTCTTTTTTATAAAGAAGCCCAAGATATTCTAATTTTGCTTCACCATTATCTAATTTTTCTATTAAATAATGCAATTCTTCTTTTTTAGGGAAGTAGCCAAAATTGAATTCTTTTTGATAATAGTCGGAGCAACGATTGTTTAGATATTTTCGTGCATTTTCGGCGATTGGGCTATTTTTAAGCAAAAAACCACAAACAGACATAACTTCTGCGAAAGCTTCGGATTTATTTATAATTGTCTTTGACAGATCTTTGGTATTCATTCAAGTAGATCTTTAATAATTTTCTCTTCATCAGATATACATTCATCAAACATAATGTATCCAATAAATTCCCTACTTATTGAATCAAAAACAAGATCAATGTCGCAATACTTGCATGTATATGTAAATAAATCGCTTACATTTGGCTTCGGTTCATGACTATTCATTCTAACAAATCCTTAATCATCTTCTCGTCATCAGAAATACAGCTTGGAATATTGCACTGAACAATACTTTCTGAATATCTATAATCACAATATTTACATTGTTTCATATTAGTTATTGCCGGATTACTTGCCATTGAGAATGAAAAACCAATCTGTCTTGTTTTCACAATAACACTAATTGGCTGAAAAACATGATTATATCTCATTCTAATAAGTCCTTAATTATTTTCTCTTCTTCGGAAATGCATGAAGGCAAAATCATTGTTTCAGTGTAATCGTTATAATTTGAATATGTTAAATCACAATATTTGCATTTTATTGGGCTATTAGGAAAAGATCTTACAGAAT